GGCTTCTCTCATATTCTCAAAATTTATAAAATAACAATCTGCAGAACGACTTAAGACAACGTCATCCCCAAGTATAGCATTAATAATTGATTTTTCAATCTCTAAGAAAGGTATTATACCATATTTCTGAGGATCATACAATAAATGATTGATCTTAAGAACTTTAGTACAATAAACTACCAAACACATAAACCTAATATCTATAGCATGTGCAATGGTATTAAACAATAGGGTAAGATATCCTCCTGATATCATACCAAACCACCACTCATAAAAGACTAAAAGATTAACAAATTTACCTTGGGTATCTACCTTGATTCCAGTAGATGGATCAACAAAAGAATGACCTGGAACATAACGTATGTGGGCCATGTGAATCATATACATGTAGGTCTCAACAGCAGTCTCCATGCATCTCCAATGTTCCGGAGTGACATCAGTCATAATTCTCTTGACAAAAGAAAGACATGCATGATATTTATATCTAAAGAAAGTAGTATCCCAACCACTATGATCTCCAGGTATCATTTCATTAAATACTCTAAGCATAACCGCTAGTACATGTGTATCATAGGAATTTGGGTCAAGACCAAAACACATACCTGAACCTATTCCACACTTCCTTAAAAAGAAGGAAACACATGTAAAAATCTGCTTATCAGAGATAACTTTATCAGCATCAACTCCACATACCAGCCGAACTTTACCAGACATAACCTTTTCTCTAGGCAGTAACTCAGCCTTAGCAAATTCATTAATATAAGTAAGCTGTATTTTGCCAATCTTAGCTTGTTGTAACTTTTCTTCAACATCAGCAATAAACCTAACACCTTCAGGGGAGGAAAAATCAAGCGACTCATCTGCATTGCGCTTAACTATCGACTTCTTCGATATATTCTCTAAGATATATTTTCCTCCTGGTGAGGTTTTTACTGACATAGGAGATTCTCCATAAGATCCATTAACAGCTTCATTGAAAGTAGTCATAAAAGATCTAACTCCGGAAGGAGCGCCTTTCTCAACTGTATCTGAAAGCATAACTATAGCCATATCCAATAATATAGGATTAATAGCTGGTGGCGTAGTATCATACTTTTCTCTACGCATCTTCATAGGCATAACTACTTCACCAGCATCATCAACCCAATCACTAACATAAGTAGGTATTTTATCTAACCTACCACCACATCCATATAACTTCGTTTTCTTGTAAGAATTGAAATCATTCATGGAGTGATTATCATCCATAGTAGATATAGCAATATGACCCTTGGGAATCATGTTAGTATCAATAACAGTATTAGGTAAATTGCTAGTATCAAAAGGAGTTAGAGAGTATTTATCAATCATATGATACCACATATCCTTAGTGACAGGAGTAATGTAAGTAACTGAACTCTTGACAGGATCTCCAGCATTAACAATTCCGAAGAACTTACCTGTCTTAACATCCATAGCCACAGCTCCACACATACCTCCAACACAAGGATAATTAAGAACATAAACATCAGTGGTGTACCGTACTACCTTATTATCCATACTATCCCAATAAGTCACATGGTTTTTACCCATAACGTCCATAAGATGAATTGAAAACTCAACTTCTTTGGAAGATCTATTATATTTTACTCTAGCTAAGCGAGCACTGGAAACCTCAGCATCACGTTGAGATATATACTTATCAACGTAATTCCTTAAACCTCCACCAAAAGCTGACCTACCTCGCTTATTTATCCAAACAGCTATATCCTGTTCCTTATAAGTTTCATCAATACTATTAAGAAATTCCCCAATATTTATATTATGTGTTTTTCCATTATAAGCAGTCAACTTGCCTATTATATTAGGATTTCTGGAATAAACTCTCTTTATCTCAAGATAAAAAT